TCGTTGTTGGAAGCAGACCAATCATCAAGAGTTCCAATTGCATCATCTTCTGCACCAGTCTGCTGATCCGCGTCGTACCACAGGACACATCCTGTTATTGTGGTCGGATCAATCTCGGTTGGCGCGCCTCCGCCTCCAGGTGCTACCCACTCCATCCCCCCCACACCATCTGGAGCCAGGACCAGCGATGTATCCGTTTCTGCTGTTGTCAAATCTTCAACGGCACTGGAGCCAGTTCCCAATGCACTGAAATTGATCGCCGTGGAATTGAGTGTCCCGCCCACATTGGAAGTACACAGCCAGGCTGTATCCGCATTGACCGTGCCTTCCTGCACAGCGATCAAGCTGCCGGGATGTTCATCATAGGTATCGAACTCACTCACACGAGCTGGGGACACTCCTACCTCATAAACGCCATTCTCCGCAGCGGACGATTGGTCTTTGACCAGCACCCAATCCCCCGTGGCCAGCGTGACCCCATCTAATGTGTCACTGTTGTTAAGTGCGGTTGAGATCGTGATATTGGCAGTTGTCGCAGCTCGCACCCGGGCCCGCTTGCCAAGGTTTACCGCGATCCCATCCACATATGCTTTTGTAGCCGCGTGCTGTGCAGAAGTTGGATCAGCCACGTTCGTCAGTTTGAATCCGCCCATGCTCTGATCTGCCGTGAATGCCACTGAACCATCTGCAAGAATAGCAGCCGCCCCACCAACCGCCACCCATGTTACTGGACTGTCATCCGTCAGCATCCAGATAGAATTGTTGTCGAGCTGCCTTGCAAACTTTCCAACATCCTCCGCCGTGAAACCTGTGGCCGCTTCTCTGGTCGCCTCGTGAGCATACTCGAATGAATATGGAATATGGACATCCGCGATCGGTATATCTTTATGTGCTCCTGTGAAAGTCATTTACGCCTCCAGCTCCTTCAAAACATATACAGCCTCCCCACCAGCTGAGACAAAAGAAATGGATCCATCCCCATTCACCACATAAACAAGCTGACGATATTTATTATTGCCGACCGTTTCATGTGTATGAACATCCAACGCTTCAAACGCTTCTTGAATGGATGTGATCCCCGCCAGGAACCCGCTGAACTCATCCGCATTCAACAAATAATTTGCCACCAGTGGGAACACCACCCGGATATCACTATTCGATAAAACTACCATCGACTCATACAACAGCACATACGCAATGATGTACTGGTTATAGGCAGGGATTGGAACATCCGCGGACGTGGCCAGCGCCGGCGCTTCGAACTCCGTTCCCTCCACTATCGCAATGGTGCCATCTTCCTCCACAACGATATCGATAAACTTTGCTCCTGCTGTTGGAATGTAGGATGATAGATCGATTTCCTTATACGCCTTTCCCGGATCGGTCTCCGCACGGAGCATGCCGTTCTTCGTCGGAGCCACACCACCGAACACCGCCACCAGAAAATTGGATGCATCACTTACCCAAACGGTGAACACCATCACCTGCTTGCGATCCGCAGGGAGCGTATCGGGTTCAGGGAAAACATGCTGCGGAGCGTGATATGGCACAAAGTCTGATGCTGCGGGCCGGTCGAACGTTTGGCGCACGCCCTTCACCTGCCAAAGAGCGGGCTGATCCACCTTCCGCCCTACCTCCACCTGCAGGGTGGCGATGTCTGCGACTGCGTTGTTATGAACGGTCAATACCTGCCCGTTCAACACGTTCCGCACATAGATCTCCCCCGGCGTGCCGGTGAGCACCGTCCCATCGGCCTTCCCGATCACCGCAGGGAAAACATCCAGCCAGCCCGATTGTGGCTTATTCAGTTTCTTCGCGACCTTGCGCAGGCGAGAATTGGTCTGAAGTGTGGGCATCAGAACTCCAACACTTTCACGATATCCAGCTGATACAACGGATTGAGCATTGGTAGATTGCCCTGGATGTCGGACCACGTGGTCCCGAAATCGTCCGAATACATTACATATGACCCCGCTGCAACCCAACATGAAGACAAGCCAGCGCCTCCGGCATATGCAAACCGCCAGTTGAAACCTGTGAAAGGTAATGCAGGAATATCCACAAGCGTAAAACCTCCATCACTCGATTTTCCATGCCCCGTGGTTGTGCGGATGGTCATCAAATAATTCCCCGATGGATCAATTGCAAGACGCGAATCGTCGAAGATCACATTGATGGCGGCATAGCTGCCCGTGGCAATATCGCGATCGATGTCCGTCATATTGCCTGTGCTGATGGCGATCGCATTTGTTCCATCCAGATAATGAATGATGGTTGTCGTGGTCGATTTTCGCGTGTGCCCCCGCATCGCCGCTTCGGTGAATGTATCCGAGTCAATCACAGCAGTCAATGCAGCGTTCAATGTTTTCCAACCACTGTCAGTCGGGAAGATCCCGTGCGTCAGAACCCATACTCCATTGCCGTATGAAATGGATGGATTGGAATCATACACACTGGTGATGGTCATCGTGTGAGCAAATGTAGATCCTGATCCCAAATATACGTCATAGATCGTGTCGCTGAAATTCTGTGGATAGATCAAATAAACAACCGATTCACTGACCAGCGGGTTATAGTTGAACGTGCCTAGCCTTATCCCTGTCCCCGATGGCTGGCTGTATTTATCGTTCAAGCTATCCTGGTCTTCGATGATGACGAACGTCCCGCCGATGTATGGCGCACGCGCCAAAAAATAACCGGATGCTCCTGCTGAATTTCCAACTCTGCCAACGTAGATCGCCCCATTCGGACAAACGATCACGCGGTTGATGCCCTGATATTGTGCTGTTGTAAGACCCGCATTGACCGTGATCCATGCAAGAGCAGATGTACTGCCCCTTGATCCATGCAATAATCCCAACAACGAGTCATGCCCCAGAACCCTGTTTGGACCACCCTCCGTTGGGTTCCCCGGCAGACCTGGCAAAGAGAGATCGATATCAGGCAACCGTGGCAGGCCCGGGATCGGCGGGATCGAGAAGTCCACATCCTCGCTCTCAGGCACATCCCCATCCACTGCAGGCTGCTCGAACGTCTCCGCCTCAAAGTTGATCTCAGGATGCATGTACCCGCTGTCACCGTCAAAATACAATGCCATCCGCCGTGGGATCAGGTTCGTATCTACTGCCACCCCTCGTGGTGTGTTCTCAGCTGCAACGCCGATGCTGCAAAACTGACGTGGGAAGAGATCGATCATTCGATTGTTCTGTGCAAAGATCACCGGCACATCCGGGAACGGATTGGTTCTCCACCCCCCTGCCAGTCCAGCCATCTGGTTTGCCTGGCTTTGTGAAGCGCACAGGAACCGGTCAAGTAATTCCGGATCTCCATATCGCCTTGGCACATGCCCGGGCCACAGACTGTAACGTGTGACCGAAGTGGCTCCCGAATTCACTTCCTCTGCGTTCAGCGAAATGTACGAAACATCGTTCACGATAACACGTTGAAAATCGATAGCCTCCTGAAAATCATCATCCGTGATCTCCTGCACCGTGGGCCAGTCCCGCCCGGCCTCTGCCACCATCTGCGGATCGACCTCCACGAACAGACGCCCAAACCGGTCCACGCCTGGCGAAGCAAAAATTTTGTTGAACGCCAAGTCCTGAAGCTGCGACCAGATCTTCGCTGAGATCGTTTTCGCATCCACCCGATAACGAGCGTCATTCGGCGGATAGAAATCCATCGTCTCAATCACAGTCGAACGCCAGAAAAGCACATGCCACAAAGCCCGGTCCGTGTTCAGCGCCGGCATCCCTTCCCAATCCGTCGCTGCACCCACAAAGCCCAGCTCCACCGGCCTTACATCGATCTTATTCAGCCAGTGATGAAAACCCTGCACCGTGAAATGAACCAGTCCCGATTCACGATCCCAGCGCAGCGACTCCCCCACCACGCGCCCCACACACACAATATTCTCCCGCCCCTCCAGCGGACCGATGGACTGTTTCACATTGCCATACCAGTCCTCAGCGAATAGCACGATCAACGACCGGTCACGGATCTCGCTCAGGCTCGCCTCCGCCTGCATCGTCATATCGAACATCCACCCCCCCGTATCGTAATCGCCCACACATTGTGCGAGCTGGAACACCGTGGCCGGCATGTTCTCATCCCGATCGTAAACAAACACATGCCGCACACCCATGGTGGTCTTCCCATTCGCGGCAGTGACCGTGAGATAAACTCGATAAATGCCCGGGGCGTTGTAAGTGATTGTGGGCGTCGCTGTGGACATCCCGCTCGAAGCGGACGCACCTGGAGCGGACCAGCTATACCCTGAAATGGATGAACCGATCACCCACGAATCTCCCGCATCAAAATCAACATCCACCGTCGCTTCATCGAGCCACAACACCGCATGGCTCCCCATGATCGGGACCGGGCTGAAAGCTGAATGCTGATCGCTATAAGTTATGTCAACATCCATCGAAAGTACGCCCGCTGAAACTGTCGCATCCTTCGCCCACAGATCGAAGTCATCAACAACAGTTAAGTGAATTGTGCCTCCCGCCGCCCAATTGATTTCACTCGTCAGTCCGATATAAAATGTCCCCGCGATCGGGGACTTGCGAATGCGGCACATGCCCAGCTCAAAGCCTCCTGCGCTCGTACCCACATACAACGTCATCCCAGCCTTCACATCACCTAAAGTACCCACCCCCCCTGTGAACGTTATCTGATAAACCAGATCATTCGACGCCGGCACCACCGAAAGCGTAGCCGTATAGATTGTATTGGGCTTCAGGCTCGCCAGATATAACTTGCTCCATTGCACATCTCCATGGAGCAACTCCAGTTCTTCAGACGTTAATGTTCTAGGCATTACAATTCATCCTTCATCATTCTGCATTCATCATTCGTCATGACCCCTCAGCCAGTTCAATTAAATTTCGGAAAATAATTGGATAATTGCGTTTGAGTCCGTACCAGCGATCTTCATTCTCTAGCCAGATCATTTTCGCTTCAAAAATTGCATAGGTATCATCATTCTTTTTCGTGCGGATCACCACATCCCCTGAAGCATTGGGGCAAAACTCCTTCAGCTGATCACGCTGCTCCACGGTCATCAATGGAAAATTCCACACAGCCATAGGAAACCCCACTCCCCTTTTCCCACCACTGCCCAGATTCACAGTGCGTGCATACGGAAAGAACTCAGACTTCGGCGGCTCCAATGGCTCCTCCAAAATCTCAATGTTCGTCAATTCCTCTTCAGTTGCGCCAATCTCAAAATCTGCCATATTCATCACTCATCATTCTGCATTCATCATTGCGACAGCGCCCCAATCATCGTGTTCATCAATTGCTCACCATTCGCTGCGATCTCTCCTCGTACCTGCTGCAACGTGACACCCATCGGTAAATTCAAATTGATCACCTGCTGCTGCGACTGGTTATTCGTGATCGGCTTCGCCAGTGACCGTGCGATCGCGTCCGGGTTCATCGTGTTTTGGACGCCCAGCATATAACCCTGTGCCGTGAGTGCCCCCAATTTCATTGCCTCACCTGATGGCGACTTGATATCTAATGACTTCCTCAATTGAAGCAAAAGTGATTCCGCCACCTTCTTCGCCATCAACAACAGCGATGGAATTCCCATGAACATCCCATTCGCGATCCCCATCAGAATAAATTTGCCGATATTGCTCCAGTTGATATTCGTGAACGCCTTCGAGATATAGTTGACCGTGATCGAGATCCCGTTGCGCACCGCCTCCAGGAAGTTCCTCCAGTTTGCCGCGAACGTCTCGAACCCTGAAAACACCTTTGAGAAATGTTCCTTGAATGTATCCAACGCCTCCCTCAAATGCGCAAATGCCGCATCGGTATCCCCTCGCAGGAACGCCAGGAACGCCGCCCAGATGGACTTCCAGAATTTCACCGCCGATGCAACCGCATCTCGCATCCCCAAAAAGTTATACTTCCACGCCAGATATAGAATTCCGATCTGGAATGTCAGCCCAATCAGGATGACCAGGAGCGGCACCAGTGCCAAAGATAGAGCAGCTCCCATGGCTGTGATCGCAGGAATAAGCGTACCTGTGATCGTCGTTCCCACTCCCGCAACCGTGATCCCCAACCCGCTCAATACGCTGATCGCATTGATGACCGTGGCCGCCATCGTCACCAGCGTCCCAATGAAAATAAGCAAAGGACCGGTCAATGCCAACAAAATTAGCATAACCACGATGAATTTTCGCATCGGTTCCGGCAAATTGGAAAACGTGTTCAACAATTTTGCGAATGCATTGCCCAGTGCAATGATGTCATCTTTGAACGGCTCGATCGCTGCGATCGCTGCCGTCTCAAACGCTGATTTTATATTCTCCACCACGCCTGGCAGACCTTCCATCAGTGCTCCCGCCAGATCTGCCGCGGCTCCTGCCTTCGTGATCGAAGTGGTCATTTGATCATATTGATTTGTGCCTTGCATCAAAACGATGTTTGCTGCTCGAATGGCATCACTTCCGAAAATGATACCCAGTGCAAAATTTCGTTCTTGCTGTGTAAGCCCCCCCAGCTGCGTGGAAAATATCTGGATGATCTCGCGCATGGACTTCATATTCCCAGCCGAATCATAGACATTGATTCCAAGATCTCGCATCAAATCTCTTGCTTTGTTGGTAGGCGTTTGCAATTGAAGCAGCATCTGTTTCAAACTGGTGCCTGCATCGCTGCCCTGTATGCCTGCATTTGCCAACAGGCTAAGCGAAGCGATGGTCTCCTGGATGGACATTCCAGACATCGCCGCCACCGCCGCTGCCATCTGCAACGAGTCGGCCATTTCAGAAACTTCCGCGCTCGATGCATTCGCAGATGCTGCTAGAAGGTCAGCAATCATCACCGCGTCTTCGCCTTTTAACTTGAAAGCATTGAGTGCATTGGCAGTGATCTCAGCTGCCCGTGCATTATCGATCTGTCCTGCCGCGCTCAACTGTAGAACGCCGCGAGCTGCACTCATGATGTCATTGACCGATAAACCTGCCTTCGCCAGTTCAGCCATTGCCGCTGCTGCATCTGCCGCCGATGTGCCCGGCAAAGTCAGATCTGCCCCCAGTTGCCTGGCCAGCTTGGTCATCCGTTCCATTTCGTCATTCGTCGCACCGGCCACAGCTTTGAGAACGTTCAGGCTTTTATCGAAATCCTTCATCACCTGAAACGACTTGGCTCCAAGTGCCGCGATCGGCAGCGTGAACATGAGCGTCATCTGTTGCCCCATCGCTTTCATACCATCGCCAATGTTCATCAGCCCATTGCCAAGGATAAGACCAGCCTGGTGCAATTCCACCATGCTCTTCTTGGCTGTGGCAACACCCGAAGACACCCCGCTGCTATCCAGGGTGACTTTGCCGTATGCGGAACCTAATTGAATCGGCATTTACCTAGCTCCAATTTTCGGGATCTTCATTCTCTTTACGCGTCTGCCTGCTGAACCTTGATATGCATCGCGTGACTTTGTGCGCTTGCGGAAAGGATCTTTCTTATTGTTCAAATCGTTCTCGATTCGCCTGCCTTCCATCAGACAAGCCTCGTCCAATTGCCACGCCGCCATTTCAGTTTCGAAAACAAAGTAACTGCTGGGGCGTTTTCCGTAGGCAGTCGCCATGTTATACAACCGCCAAAGGTTGGTCTCATCCTTGGCGAAAGGATTGGACCGCGCCCACCTCCCGGTTAATAAAACTGAAGATGGCCATCTTGTCATCCGCCGGGATCTCCCCCAGCAGGATATGCTCATCATCTGCGACGGTGCCAATCCTCGGTTCCACCAGGCAGATCTCAACCAGCACGTCCAGCATTTGGTTGAACTCGCCGGCATTCTTGGCCAGTGCGTTCAGATCGAAATCTTGTGCACCGTTGTCAGCCATATTCTTTGCCAGATCCACGATCGCTGGCGGAAGTTTCCCCGTCATCATCAGATCGGTCATGGTCACATCCCGCACCTTCACACGCAGACCACTCGGCAGATCCACCTCATGCAGTCGGCTGGCGCGCCACTCAGCCAAAGTGACGCGCTTCGCCTCCTGCGCTTGTTCCAAACTTTCAAGGCTTCCATTCTTTTTCGACATACTCAATCCTTTCACCATTCATCATTCTGCATTCACCATTCCGCATTCCACTACGATCCAACATCAATATCAGCCTCGGTCTCGTGGATAATGAAATCGAATGCCTTGCCATTCTCCTTCACGCCCATCACCTCAAACTCGCTGGCCATGAACTCGCCATACTTGAACGAACCCTTCAGCCCGCTCGTGAGTTTGGCTTTGTAAATAACGATGTGGATATCATCCGTTTCATCCCCCAGCGATTTTCCGAAGATCTGGATGTATGGGTAACGATTTGAATCGCCTTCCATCGTTCCCACCTGGTTCGGTGTGGAGCCTGAAGTGTCGAAGCTGTGACCCGTCAGCAGAGCATAGGCTTCTAGCGAAAGTCCACCTGCCTCAACTTTGCCCTTGATGCCCGTGGGTATGGTCATAATGCCCTGCAGCTGGTCATCACCGGTGAACTCTCCGGTCACAACCGTCTCTTCGAACTCCAGCGTCCGTGATGCCTGTAACTGAACCTGAGTCAACCCATCCCTGCTCACCAGGATGATTTGATTCATGCCAAAAGGCTTTACGTCATTTGGTGTAGTCATTTGTTGTTCTCCTTATCTGATTATTTCATCCGCGTCGCGGCGAATCGCTCAACTCCCATCGAGCAGTCCAACGCAATATCACGGATATCACCGAAACGATTATCGAGCAGTCTGCCTTCATAAAGTATCTGCCATGTGTTCGCTCCTATCTTTTGTTCGTGCAGCAGGTCATAGACAATATTCATTGCTGCATCGATCACGTCATTCCCAATCCGCTGATAAAAATAAAAGACCAGCGGGGTTCGTACACTTCTGGAATAAGGCCCGCTTGGAACCTCATTACCTTCCTTCATCAGGATCGCGGGCTTGATCTCACTGTTCGCATCAAAAGCGTCTGGCGCAGTTGTTCTGCTCAGCTCAGAGATATCGATATAAATTCCCCCCGTGATCATCTCCATCAGATCATCGTTCTCTTCCAAAACGCTTTTGACATCCTCACGCAAACTCATTTCAACCACTTCTCCAGGTCTTCACCAAATAGCCAGACAGCTAAATTGATTGCATTTGGCATGATGGACTCATTCACGTCGCCTCCGACAAGTTTGGCGAAATCGTCCATTTCGCTCCACTGTTCTGTGCCGTTCAACCATCCTCTCAGTTTTGATGTGAACTCCTTCTCATCCATCAAAACAGCCGTCTTATAACAAAGGCATTCCGGGTGCAGCGGCAGTTCCACCGTTCCCACCTCATAGACCCCTTCCCCTTTTTCCCCTCCCTGAACTACGGTGTCACAGATATCCGTCTCCGGGTGCGCCGCGCTTAAATGGATCTTTTCCTTTTCCACCCAGGGTTGAGCTGCAAGAATCCGGTCCGTGGCCAGCGCGTGAGCCTTTTGGATCTCAGTGCGAGCCAGGCGCAAAGCCTTATAGCTGACGCCACTGCTATCACACGGTCTCGATCGCAATCCGGTCGTATCGCCCTGAGCGATCTGTGTTTTTGTTCGCCCATATAACCTCGTGCTCGTCCACCGTGGGCAGTCTTCATTCGCCCCCAAAAACTGCTCCAGCTGTTGTGCGATATCCCACGCCGAATCACCTTTTGAGATCCCGTTCAAAAGCACCGAATTGATTCCATCCTGCGCATCCCGGTCGATCTTCCACACCCGCGCCGAAAGGTTCAACGCATCCCCATACAAATGTTCCGATGCCGCATTCAACAACACCGACAACTGCGGCGAGAAAACCCCATCCTCAACGGTCTCTGTCAATTCTGCATTCTGCAATCTGCCTTCTGAAATCCCCATCTCCTCCACAACTGGAACCACCAATCGTTCGTGAGACAGCGCGAGAACACCGAAAGGAATTGAAGCCGCCTCCACCCGCACCTTCTCCAACTCCCTGGTCCACACCTTGAACGTCTCCTCCCACAGCTTCAACAATGCAGATTGGATAGCCAATCCCGAACTGCCATTCAGCATTCCGCCTTCTGCCTTCCGCATTATGGTTCTCTGCGCCTTATCTACGAACTCACCGAACAGCTCATGCGTCCGCCCAGTGAAAAATAAATGCAACCTCACCACCGCCTTGAATGAAGCCTGGTACAACCGCGTCAACGGAATAGCATCCAACTGCTCAATTAACTTCTGAGCCTTGGACTTCTTCTCACTTAACTCAATCGGCTTCAAATAAACGCTCATCGAAATTCAGCCTTCAGCCTGTCTCGGAGCGATAACGCTTTATATGAACTTGGATACTGATGTAATCGTTCGCCCACTCTTGTTCTTTCTCATGGTCTTTATTTGCGTGACCTGCCAATGACATTGAAATTTCTTCCGCATTGGCAAAACCGCCTTCTACAATCAATTGGAAAGCCGCTTTTATAGCCGCATCGATTTGTTCATCACGTTCTTTTTCGCATTGTTGATTGCCAACATTGGTTCTGTCAACGGCATTCAACTGGTCAAGGGCCTTTTGTAGACCGATTCCCGTGCTTTCATGTTTCACAGTTTCACTAATAGTCCAACTCATTTTCATCTCCTTTTCTTGGCTCTTTACACGTCAAGTTATTGTTGCCTTCATACTTCTCAAACGCTGATCCCCTTCAGCGTCTGTGCAAACTGCTCCGCACTGAACCCATCCGAATTCAACAGATCCACATCCACATCTCGCAGGAACGAAGCCATCAACAACTGGATGATTTCATCCTTCACGCCCAGCACCTTCAACCTTGACCCCGCATCCGCCAGGTCGCGCAGATCTGCCGGCGTGATGCTCTTCGCCTTCCGCCAGATGATCTTATAATCCACGCTCGCTGGCAGGATGCCCTGCATCAGCCATTGGCGTTCCAATAAAGGTTGGATAATTTCAATCGTCGTCCACTCTCGCCCCTGGTTGAGAACTTCATCGTATTGTTCCTTCTTCTCTCCTAAAATATCCCGGTTCAAATCGCCTCCATAAGCGATCAACTCCATCGGTTCATCCGAAGCCGTGAACATCGTCGCAATGTGATGCTGTACGTCCCCGATCTTGTCCAGGTTCCCATCCCCTTGATGGACCGTCAGCGAGCTTGGCTTGTTCGAAAAGAAATCGATCACCGCCGCCAGCTTGCCCAGTGACGCCTGATTGTCTTCCTTATACTTTTTGACATCCGCCTCTGATCCCTCCACCACATGCTGACGGAGCTGTGCGCCCCCGATCTTCCTCCGCACCGCAATATTCAATTCGCCATCCTCCACATACTTGAACTGCTTGCGGGCGCTCTTCATCATCGGGCGTCCATAACGCTGCTCTTCATCATGGTTCCACCGGGCATGGATCATCTTCCACTCCGGAAACCAGATCGCATCCTTTGGCGGTTCGGTCATCATGTACGTCTCACTCGTCATCCAGAATGCCCTTTTCGCGTTATCGAACTTATCCGCCTTATTCGAATTGCGATGCACCTGCAGGGTAGGCTTGCGCGTCACATCCGAAATCATCAGCGCATCATCCACCGAGATCTCCAAAAACGAATCGCCATCCCGCATCGAAAGCCGCAGCCAGTCCTCGAGCCGTTGATTGAGATTCAACTTCTTCTGAAAATCATCTGCGACTTGTTTTGCCCTTTCATCTTTGGTCTTAATGATGTATCCATTCCGCAACAAATCCCGCGCATAATCCCGGTGCATCTTCTCCACCCGTGGATCACCGTCATACATCGCCCGGCAATCCTTAACCACCGCCGCCCGCGTATGCTCGACCTGGAACTTGCTCATCACCGAATCGGCGATCACCGGCGCAATGTTCCCCTCCCCTACGAGCGGGGAGGGGCCAGGGGTGGGGCTCGGATTAAAAAACGCATCAATTCGTTGCTTTAAAGTAGGCATGACTTCATCCTATTCATTCCACATTCTGCATTCATCATTCATCCTTGAAAAACCTCTGCCACCAACCTCTCCAATTTCGGAAGATTGGTTTCTATCGTGCTCATAATAATTGCGTACTTACCGCCGTTCGATAATTCCAAAAACTTTCCATAAAAAACCGTGTGACCCAGCGTGATGATCAACGTATCCTTCGAACCGCTCTCCACCGTTGCATCGCTCATCTCTGCGCGTGCTTCAGGCGTCACCTCGCCTGTGATCGTATTCAATCCAAAGCCATCCACCGCAAAGAACAGACCGCCTCGGGCGTTGCTCGTGCGGTCCTCCCACGGAGCCTTCTCCCTCGCCTCATCCTGAATGGATTGTCCCCAATAGTTCGCCACCGCCTGCAGCGCAACCAGGACATCCTGCCCATACTTCTCCAACCCATCTGCAATCACCATCGGCGAAACAACCCACTGAAATCCACTATTCATCATTCATCATTCCGCATTCATCATTCTTCATTGCTCAATAATTCCTTCTGCGATCGTCCCCGCAATTCGATTCAACTGCACAAACACCACTCGAATTAAGTGACCGTCATACGTCAGCCGGTCATCCATCTGGATATCCATGTCGAACTCGCCCAGAATGAAACACGCCTGGTTCGCAGCACGTGCCGCATCACTCTGCAGCTTGAACCCACGCGGACCAGCCATCTCGATCCGCATCGGCTGAGCATCTAATGTTGCATCGCCACGTCGGATGGCCAGCGACACTTCATTCCGTGCCCGTATCTTCCTCAACCGATCCCGATAAAAATCAGCATTCACAATTCTTCATTCTCCATTCTTAAAACGTTCCCACACTCCCGTTATACGTCTCACACGCCTTGTCATACTCGCGTTCCAAATCGTTCGAATTCTTCCGCGTCGAATCACTCGACCCTCCCAGGTCTTCACTCACCGCGCCAAAGCTATACTTGATCGACGTGGCGCTTTGTGCATTCGCCTGCTTTGTTAGCCCGATCGCCTGCGCCTTCAACAACACAATGCGGGCCTCGCGCTCTCCCAGTGTTTCAAAATCCTCATCCCCTGAATCTCCCTCAATGGCAGTCCCGATCCACGCCGCTTTATAAGAAAACTCACGCGCCATCGTATATCGTGGAATTGGATAAAACGTGATCTGCCCATTGCGGATCGTATGCTTCTCACACCAGGTGGAGCTGAGCGGGATCAAACCCTCTGCAGAGTGCAACACTCCCTCACCCGCGAAACTCTGCAGCTTGATCAGCTTCACGAAGTCATCAGGCAGGGAATAGGTTGCAGTGCCAGAAACGATGCTCAGCGTCCCGATTTGCTCCAACCCACAACGCTCAGAGAAATCCCGCACCGCCTCCCGCACCGCATTTTGATACTGCGTCACAGACGGCACCCCATCCTCTGCCGGCACATCCTCAGCCAATCGCTCAACCAGGTCCGAAAGCAACATCACGATCTCCTAATTCCGCATTCACCATTCTGCATTCATCATTCTGCATTCTGCATTCAAATTGGGAGTCCCCCTATCTCCCAATCATCATTCATCATTCTGCATTCTGAATTCGTCTATGACCCTTCCTCGATCGGCACATACGCACCCTTCTGGGGCACGAGTGATTCAGTGGCATTGAACTCTTCCGCGTAATACTGATCCGCGGCAATGAGCTTGCCTGTGCTTGCCTCGTAAGTGGGGAACGGACCTTTCACACTGAGCGGCAAAAGGACCCGGTGCTGCACCAGCTCACGGTTGCCCGCCACGATCAACGTATCCGGGAACTCAGTGGATGCAAACATGGGTTTGCCCTTCACGCCGCCCACAAAGCCAGCCGCATTCAGGATCGCAGCCGGGAAACCATCCCGCTTGAAACCTTCCCAGTTGCTCAGATCATCTGCGTTCGTGATGCTTGACAGGTAGAATGTCGGTTCATAGAACCGCTTGGCCACGATCACGCTCGCATTCCCAAGCAACCTGTAAAGCTCTGCATACGCAGCCTGTGTGGTGTCTCGGGTCCACGGATCTGTGCTGTTATTGGGGATGGACCACACCGCCGAATAAGCCATATACAGCAACCCCAGATCGACCTTGCGGCGTAACTGGCGGATCAGATTTGCCATCGTGCGGGCCACCACATCCCACCCCAACTGTGATCTTGAGAACACGATCGCCTCACGGCTGATCTGGTCAGCCAGGCGGGTAGCGATCGCCTCGATCACTTTGAAGGCGAGCGTTGTCTTCACGCGCTCGATCGGTGCCATCTCGCCTTCCTTGATCGCGGTATACGCGTAATCCACCAGCACATCGTTCGTGTTGATGCTGCCGCCACTGATGAACTTGATGCGGCCATCCGCATAATTGATCACGTAATCGACGCCTTCCTCATACGTGGTCCCTGCCGGGTTCGATGTCACCACCACCGTGCCTGGCGTGAGCGCACCATGCGCCAGCTTGTACCAGGTCTCTTCCGCCCCACCGGTCACAACCTCATCCGTCACCGTATCGGTGTAACCGGTCTCGCCCGTGGTCGATTCGTAATAGAGCCGGGTTGGGGATGTCTCGATGGTATCCACATCGAAGATATTCGCCCCCACCAGGTTGGGGAACGTCTCTTCGATGATCGCGCGCGACGCGCTGTAAGGCAGGTTCAGGTCATCCGTCTCCGTCGCTTCCTGGAGCCTGCGTGCCTCTGCCATCAACTGGCCCTGGTTCACCAAATCGAAGCGTTCCAAGAGCTTCTGGGTGAGTATTGCTGCGGGACTTTCGGCGCGCTCATCGATCGCACGCTTCGCACGGTTGCCATGCTTGCGCACCGATTCCATGATTTCGAACGAAGCCCGGGCAAACTCAGGGGTGTTCGTCTCGATCTCCAACACATCTCCCAGCACCTTGATGCTATTCTTCGATTCATCCCAGCCCATGCCTTTGAGTACACCCTTCGCGGCCATCTTGGAATATTGCTTGCGCTGCGATTCGGCAAACTTCTTCACCGCATCCACAGTTGCAAACTCTTGTTCCTTCATGGACTCGACGAACATCTCATTCAGCGCCTTGCCGAACGGGAGATCCTTGCAAGCCTCGTCGATAGCCTTCGTCACCTCAGCCTGCTTCTGACCCTCATCGAACTTGCGGGCCTTATCCGTATTGGCCTTCAACGCCTCGGCGATATCAGCCTCGGGACCAATACCAAGCGCCGATCGCACACGTGCTTCGAGCGCCTTCAATTGTGTTTCGCCCATTTCCTTGATCTGGGCTTCAGTGATGCCCTTGAATGCTTCAGGGTTATCCTTCAATAGTTTCAAAAGTTCTTCAAGTGTCATTTCATCCTCCGATGAATTTTGATTTTGTGATTCCATAAGGACAGCAGAATTCTCAAAGGACGGTTCCAGCACCAGGTCAAAGCCTGTGATATGCAGCTCCGTCACTTCAAAAACTTTGTCTTCGCCCTTGCCGGTAGTTTTGCCTTCACCATAGCCACGCAAGCTCACGCCAGGCATCACGCCGCCTTCCATCAGGGTCAGGATGTCTTTGCCCTTGCTGGTCTCCAAAACGCGACCGGTGACATCCACGCGAGATCCATCGAACGTGATCTCATCCCATTTCGTCACCGTCTCCAGCAGGTTCGGACGCCCGCCCTTATCAGACGGATGTTCTGCCTCACCAAGAACTTGAATCGCTCGTCCCTGTCCTGCGCTTTCGTTCAGATGCTCGCGTAACTCCGCGATCGCTGAACCCAGCACAGCACTCGGATATCGGCGTCTGTTGCCATTGACAACATCCGCCGTGATTGCACCTTCAATTTTGATTTTGCGCGGCTTGCCATCTTCCCGTTCCAGCAATGCCACCTGCGCATCCACGCGCTCATCAAACCGTTGCCCCTTCTTCTTCGCTCCCTTCCCCTCGCTGATCTTCGTCTGCGGCTGATAGGTCAACTCCACCACCTCCCACTGATCCCGCGGAGCAAACGTATATACATCGCCGCTCTTCGTGTAAGTGACCTTGTAATATTCATCCGTCTTCAGCATAGATGCAGATCCATATTCCGAGACAATCACATAACCCTCGAAGCTCTCAGCAACATAACAACTGAGATTCTCTTGATATGGAAACTGTGTCCGAAAAGCCTGGTTGATCAGGCTCATCGTATATTCCATCGACCCCTTCACCAGCTCCGTGATAATGTTTCCCTTTTTCAATTTCTTAGCCATTGCTTCCTCCAATTACCAATTACGAATTACCAATTTTCTCAACCGGCTTCACTTCCTTGAAAATCTCTTTCTCAGCCATCAACCACACTGGCGGTTGTGTCTGTCCACTTATAACGGCCAACCAAACCTTCCCAAAAAATAAAGCAGATAATCGCTCACGCCACGTCATCTTCCATAAGGAAATGCATTGCGTGCCATCGGTAAAAACAGGCAAGCTACTACACTCCTCATCCGTCCACCCTTCCGGCTTCAATAAATTCTTATTCGCCTGTGCAAAATTCATTGGTTCCATTCAAGCATCCTCCAATATGCCATCACGTAAAAAGCCATGCCAGCCGGCGCTCCAACCCGCATTGGGATGAACCAAAATGGATGGAGAAAGAGTTGGTGCATCCTTGCTTCCATTCCAACTCCAGGGCTTTGGGCTATGCTCTGTAACCGCGATAGGCAAAATGACAGTTTCTTTGAAGTGATCATCGCCAAACTGGAGAGCAATCAATGTATCGTTGTTCAAAAAACACCAATCACCTTTCTTGCCTTTGGATTCAAACTCTTCCATGTTTTCGAATAAAGCCATTCTCCAATTCTCCAATTCTCTAATCTCTAGTCTCTAGTCTCAGCCTGAAACCTGAAACATGGAACCTGACACTTCGAACAATTCTTCCGCGCTCACCACCACCGCCTCAGCTGAGGCAGTCTTCTGATCGCCACCATCCTCCGCGATCATCTGCACCCCCCCGCTCACGGAATCAACATCATCATCATGTCTGCCCTTTGGGAACGACGTGGCCTCGCGGATGAAATCCAAATTCCACGGACCCCGCACCAACTTCACATGTCCCTGCTTCGCCCTCAGTTGCCAGGTGCGTGCTCGCTCAACTTTGTCACCATCCGCATCGATACCACGAATAAGGACCTTGACCAATTTCTTCTCCTTCAGAAACTGTTTAACCACCAGGCGCTGAAAGTTATTGCTCTCAATACCCCACTCCGTTTTCAGTTCAGAATCAGAAAGCATAGACGCCCGGATCTGTGGAAGAAACTCTTCCAGATCACGCACCTTGATTCGATCACGCAACAAGATATCGCCGGTCTTTTCATCCAAAGCCACTGCGATACTTGAATTGAAATCGCTCGTCTCACTCTCACCCAATGCCAGATCGCAATACCGGTACCATTGCAATCCTTGCGGAGCCTTCTCCACGATTGGGAAATCCTCATCATCGAAGAACTCCCCTTGCGCCAGGCGTGGCAACTGTTGGAACAATGCCTGAAAATCAAAATCCATCATGTTTACCCGCGTGCGGTTGATCTTCAAAGCATCCGAACGCTCTGGCCATAACGGTTCCCCTGGTTTCCTCCCGAGCGGATCACCACTCAGCGGCACGTAGATCCCGCGCAATAAATTCTCTCGATACTCTTCCTCGTCCTTTGGATATTGATCAATTTCCAGAGCCAGCGCCGGCAAAAAGACCACCACCCATTGATCCGAATCAGGTTCACTGACCATCTGTGTCAGCAATTGACCAACCAGATCTTCCTGATCCCAACGCGTATGCATGATGATGATCGCTGCGCCTGGCGTATTCGCCACGCGTGGATAAACCACCGATCGGTACCAGCTCATCACCTTCTTGCGATAAACCTCGCTCTCCGCATCCTCGCGGCTCTTGAACGGATCGTCGATCACCACCAGGTTCGCCGGGCGTCCTGTGATACCACCACCCACACCAGCCGCAAATACAGATCCTCGATGGTCCTTCAGATGCCATGAGACCACGCTGCGGCTTTCCTGGCTCAACTCCACCGGCTCATCCATCGCGGACCGTGCTCCAAATAAGTTCGCATACGCCTCGCTCCCCACATAATTTCGGGTCACGCGGCTGTTCTCTGTGGCCAGGTCTGCACCATACGAAGTGAGAATGATTCTTGAATCAGGCAGATCACCCAGCACCCACGAAGGGAACAAGCGGCTCGCCTGTTCGGTCTTCCCATATTGTGGCGGCTCGCAGATGATCAATCGTCCGATTCCTTCTTGCCCCTTCGTCTCCATGTACTTCTTCACTTCCTCAAGAAAAGCTGCCAGATAAATATGATGCGTTGCAGGTTCATACCAGGGAGCCACATACCTGCTGTAATCAATTAAATGGCGACGAGCCAGCACGCGCCGTGCTCGCTCAGCTTTCGCCATTGCGGGTTTGTTTACAGCTACAGGAGCCACCATTATTCCTCGCCCTCCTTGTTCTCTTTACGTTCACGCGCATCATGCGCAGTCTTCTCGATGCGCCTCAGCTCCTCGTCAGACAGATCCTCCAGATCATCCGGGCTGCTGTTCACCAGTTTCTTCGCCATCTCCGCAGTGATCTTCGATGATGGTGTGTAAACGCCCGCCATCTCGAACAACAGTTTGCGGTCCTGGTGCCCCTTGTAATCTGCCTCGCTTGCCACCTCCACCATGGCATTCATCGCATCCGGCAACGCATCGAAGATGATCGCGCCCTGCAGCACCGAAATCGTTTCATCGATGCTGGGGTTCTTCTTGCGCCACGTGGCGATCGCCCGGTCAGAAGTCAAACCCAGACACTTCGTAGCCAGTTCTTCCTGTGTCTCTGGCCAGCGATACTTTTTCGGCTGAGCTGCCCATGCGATATACACTGCCACGCGCCACTTCCATCCGCCATCAACCAGACGCTTGTACAGATCCATCCATCGTGGAGCGGCTTCACGCTCCCCCATTAGGACCGGCTTGCCATCGATGCCATCGATATAATTTGGTTCCTTAACGCGCAATGCCGAAAGAGCCGCAAGTGCAGCCTCGCTCGTCATTCCCTCATCATTGGGGGGAATAGCATCCTCGATGCCTTCGAGCGGCATCTGCAATTGATAAACAGGCTTATCCAAACGACCGTTACTCATCCCAACTCTTTCTCTCGTGCATCCAGATACGCACGCATCCTCTTGATCTCATCCAACCTCGCCTCGCGTTCACCTGGAACCTGGAACTTGGCACTTGGCACTTCTTCTGCATCCTGCATTCTGCCTTCATCCTTCTTCTCCCCATCATCCCCACCTGGAACCTGAGACTTGGCACCTGGAACCTCCGAAAGCTCTACGAGCTTTCGGCCCTGATACACCACACACACATACTCCGGTCGCAGCGACCGCAGCACTGCCCATTCATCACCCTCTGCCTTGACAGTATCGATCGCCTCGAACGTCTCATTCTTTTTCAGAGAATACAGAACATTCGTTGCGACCTTTGTCGTTGCTGTGCTCCTCACCCGCGACCCGCTTTTATCCAGCACGCGCCCCTTGAATTTGGGAGCATCCGCAAATCGATTCAGAAGATAAGCGAACGGGTCCACCGTCCACCCAAGCACTGTCTTGATCGAATCTACATCCGGCGGATTCGGCAAAAGGACTTCAAAATGTAAATGCGGACCAGATGACGCGCCATCAATCGGATCTTTATCCGTGGGATCGCCTCCCATCTCACCGATCATGGCCCCTGTTTCCACTGCCTGCCCCTCAATCACGCGCACCTTGCTCAAATGTGCATATAACGTTTTGAAATCCCCATGCTGGATGATCACATGCCGGCCGTAACCGTGTGCACCCATCAGGTTCACCATCTCTACCAGGCCCGGGCACACCGCATAAATCGCCACACCCACCGCGCCAGCCAGGTCGATGCCCATATGCCGCCCGCTCCCTGGATACCGCAGCGGATTATGATTGCCCCACCCCTGAGCAATCACTGTATTCGCCAATGTCGGATAAGCCAATTTCATTTCATGACCTCGGGGGCTTTCTCATTTCAAGATCGCGATTGGTTTGCGATAATTCCTGCAACGTCTTTTCCTTTTCGATCAATAATCTCTGAAGTTCAGATTGCGTAGTTTGAAAACCTGCAGCGATCTTGTTCACGGCATCCAATTGCGTGCGCAAAGTTTCGGTAATGGGGGCCTGCTCTGCCAGGCTTGAAAGACGTTCCATCTGTTTATTGAGAGTTGCCAATTGCTGATCCCGTGCTTCCAATCTTGCGGTCAAAATTTCAATGGTGCGCACCTGATCTGTATTGGCCTTTTCGAGTTCGATATTTCTCTTATACAGATCGACATTTTCACTCCGCATCTCCTGGACTAAGGTTCTCTCTTTACGCTCAGTTTCAACTTCCTCGGATGCGGCTTCAGCACTTGTTTTCTTGGTTTCCGCTGCGACCTTTCGCCGCGTGAACAAATAAGTCACAAATGAACCAACCACTGTTGATCCCAGCGCCGCCAGCGCCAAAGTCACAATGCTATCGCTCATGCCTATCTCTTATTTCCGTTCACGTGCCGGTTCCACTTTCGCATGAAGTGCGCACCAATGATCAGCGCCATGCCCAGGTCTTCCAAAAAATCCGGCGATTCCACATACGTCGGAATATTTCCGGAGAGTGAAGCAGTTGACAAGGCCAGTTCATTGTTATCGGCATAACGCTGCGAGATCGTCAAGCGGATCGCCTCGCGTGTGGTTGTGGTCTGACGAACATTGATCACCTCACGCCTGACATCCTGGTGGAGCGGTTGCGTCTTTGGTTGATCTTCCATAGGTGGGGCATTCACGTTATTGCTTCAGAAGTCCCACGCGCATTGCGCCCTTACGAACCAGACCCAACACCCAGACCGTTCCCAACAACACCACGATCAGGTTCAGGATCGCGGTTGCGATCTCCTCAAACTGCAGGGGAATCAAACGCAAAAGCACACCGATGATCGTGATCAACCCTGTGCTGATGGCCACCGATATTTCGCTGAGATATTCGTCCTGCACCCGGCCCTTGGCAACCAGCGCCACCAAACCTGCCACCCCCGCTGCGATCAACGCCTGTAACTGGTTCGGCAGCTCCACCACCCTCTGCACCACACCTTGACTCGGTGCATACGCCACCAGCAACACAACCAAAACACCCAATGTCAGCAAAGCCAGCCAAGCAATCTTTTTCATCGCCATTGCTCCTCGAAGCCACGATGTTCTTCGTGGCGGAGATCCCGGTGCCCTTCCGGGATTTCCATGAATTTGGAATCAAAACGCCCGATGTCAAATCGACATCGGGCGTAACTTCGACAGATTCCCGTCACATGGACGGATCACGCAACAAAAATTTTAATCCCGCCCTCCTCAGCTGTCAAGCCCTCTGAAACGCTTGTTCTGTTCATCATTCATCATTCTGCATTCTTAATTCGCACTAGGTTTCCCGCAATCTCCATATAATACGCCGGCAGCACATAATCCCTTACGCAGTCCGTCGCGCCTCGTTCATACAAAACCATATTCTGACGGTACCATAACTCGATCCCTTCATCGCTGAGATCCGGTTGTTTCTCAGAAGCCCCAAAACCGTTTCGCTTGAACAACTCCCCCCACCAGCTCTGCCACTGCTCATTGACGTGACCCACGCCTCCCTGAAACGGAATCGCCGCCGAAAACAACACCTGGTCCGAAAGTCCGCACAGCATCTCCACCAACGCCTCCGCCCGATCTTGATTCAAATGCTCAGCCACCTCCAGGCACAAACATAGGTCAAATTTCCGATCCACTTTCAGAACATGCACATTCAGATCGCACTCAATAAACCGCTCCAACGGGATCAGTAGATCCTTCTCCTTCACCCGGTAATCCACCCCAAAATAATCCGGGTTGCCATTGTGCCACTCTCCCACTCCACACCCCACATCGATCACGCTGAAGGCTGACTGCTGAAAGCTGATCGCTAACTGCTCCATGACAATCTTCGCCGACCTCATCGACCCCTCACTGATCCTCCGGTAATACCTAGCAGTATACGGATTCCTCCATGGCCACGTATCCACATACGCCCTCAGCTCCTCCACCGACATCTTCCGCATCTTATCCAGCTCCGCATGGTTCGCCCGGAACGCCGGATTCATGCTGCTCGAATTCGGCCCCACCCAATGCTGCATGTGGAATAGCGCCCCGGGCACCCGTCGCACATCGAACCCCAACCGCGTGAACCGTTCAAACCGTTCCACATCCTCGGGCCCAAACGACACAAAGTTCTCATTCTCCATCCCGCCCTCGATGAATGCCTCCTTGCTGAACATCACCGCTCCCCCCACGCTGAAATGGTCTGCCTCTCGTCCCTTGAATCGAGTGCTCCCCACCACACCGATATCCAGCGCCTTCTCGATTCGCTCGAACCACATCACCTTGGGCATCCTCGCAAATGGACCACCATACGGGAAGACCATATCCGCCCCGTTTCGCAGCTCCTCCACCGCCATCAGGATCTGCATCGGCGGAATGATCACATCCGCATCCCAGTTGATGACGATCTCCGTCTCCGCTGCATTCGCCATATCGTTCAGCATCTTCGTTCTGTGAAATTTCTTCCCCTCCGATTTCATATATCTCGCCCATTGCTGGGTATATTCGAACTTGTTCCCTCCCTGCTCGCAAATGATGAACTCCGCATCGAAAGCCTTTTGCAACAGGCACAGGCTCAGGTCCAGATTCCGTTTGCGATCCAGATGATCATAATGGACCGGAATGGTAAACGTCACATCCCTCATCGGGATCTGATACGACTCCTTCTTATGTTCGATCCATCGCTCCGGGCGATAATCCCTCGCATCACTCGTCTTCTCCAGCGGACCCGCAAACAACTGCCCACTATGCACCACCTTTGTATTCATCATTCCGCATTCAACATTCCGCATTTCTCCAAGCCACGCCCCCCACCAGCCAAACGTACTATTCGAAATAATGAAATGATCGCAACACGAAGCCAACGCCAGGTCTTCGATCTCCGAATTTCCCACGCTGAACGTTGCATTGGGCAAACATCCAAAATGCACCTGGCAATAAGCAATATCGTCAGAAGTAAAAAGAAGATTGCACTCCCTCCAATTTGGAAAATGCGTTAATAGCGCATCGATATAAAACGTCACCGGGATCTGATAATAATTCTTATTCCCCACATAATCTCCCCTCCGTACCTGGATGCATATCGTCTCCTTCTCAAACAACCTGGAACCTGAAACTTGGAACTTGACACCTTCAACGAACTCCTCCTTCAGCCGCAGCTTCGTAGATCCGAAATACTTCTCACTCTGCAAATACCCACGAATGTCACAACTCTCCCTGATGTTCCAATCGTGATGATGAAAAGCCACCTCCTCCATCCTCTTACTCTGCATCTCCCCATGCGGTATCCCACTCTGCATTCTGCCTTCTGCATTCTGCAATTCAAAAAACTCTTCATACGCCCACCCCGGGAACACCGCCTCCGCCCCATACCTCTCCGCCAAACCCAGCGTGGACGCCACCTGGAACAACTGATTCCCCAACCGCCCATGCTTTCCCAATTGCGAAAAACTGATGATCATTTTCCCTCCTTGGATCGTTGCTGACTGCTGATCGCTGAAAGCTGACGGCTAATATAAATATCATCGCAGCGCAGTGCGCCCACCAGCAAATAATCATTTGACTTTAAAATATTTCCCACCTTCCTCCTCACCGCATCATCCTCATTGTGCTCGAACACGATCAACCCATAACTCCACTTCTGAAAATCAATCGATTCGAAGATCTCCAGCTCGCCGCCTTCCACATCCACCGAAAGGAAATCAATATGCGCCGGCAATTGAAACTCCGCATACAACTCCTGCATCGTGATCGTATTCACCTGCACGATCTCATAATCGCAATGTTGCGAGATCAGATCCCAATGCGTGCTAAGCGTATCCCTGAACCCGCTGAAATAAGACACATCCCCCCCATTCCTCCGATCGATGCTCACCTTCACGAACTCTCTCAAACCTGGAACTTGGAACCTGGAACCTGAAACAGCTTTGCCACACACCCTGCATTTTCGATTCCTGAAGTTGCGAAGAAACGGGTCCACACACACTCCCTCCCACCCTCGCTCCCGTTCCAGCCATGCCGTCTGACTGATCAACTCCCCATCCCAGCAACCGATCTCCAAAAAGAAACCCGGCTCACGGAAGAAATGATTCAAATACGCCTCGATATTATGCTGACTGTGATACATAATGCTCTCCACTCATCATTCTTCATTCATCATTCTTCATTCTTCATTCTTCATTCCCCCACTCCCTCAACGCCTCCGCCGCCCTCACTGCACTCTCCCCCAAAAACGGATACAACTCCCTCACCGCCTTCTCCCTCGCCTCCGCATACCGTTCACCTCCATCTGCTGATCGCTGATCGCTGACCGCTGATAACTGACCGCTGATAGCTGAAAGCAGTTCTTCCGGCTCATCAATGCACGGCCCCACATCCGTATAGTCCCAAAACCGTATGCCCCAATTCACCTTCTTCCGATACTCCGGTGCGTTCAACAGAACCACTGGCTTTCCCGTCACCAAAAACTCATAGATCGTGGACGAGTTATCGCACACATACACATCCGCCCTTCGCATCACCTCCTCGAAATCCGTCACTACCTCGATCCCCATCCGTTCATATTCATGTCGCAACTTGCCCATCGCCCGTGGATGTCCATGCCCGATCAACTCGAACTTTCCCCGCCTGGCCAGCACTGGCAGGATCTTCCTGAAATGCGCAAACGCCGTTCCCGCCTCCGGCACCACCCTCGCCCCATCCCAATGAAACGAAACCGCCACCACACTCTTCTCATATTCTGCATTCTGCCTTCTGCCTTCTGCCTTCCATCCGTCCAACTTCGGCGTCCCCACCACCGCCTGCCTCACCCCTGGCAATGCCTTCTCCGTCTTTACCCGCACGATCTCATTCGGAGCCAGGAACAACTCCACCTGTGTCCGCTCCCCGCGTCCTCCCGCATAAGATCGGTGCAACCCATACGTGATCCCCACCCCATGCTCCATAAAAGCGACGTGCCTGTATCCTGCCCGCTGCACAGCCTGGATATCCCTATACCCGGCCACCAGCACATACTTATCATCCCGAAACGACCGGAACTCCGCTGGCGATCGCACTCCCTTCACCCGCCCTGGCTCCGTGACCATGCTCTTCAAATACTCGCACAGGTCCAACGTCACAATAAAATGACTCTTCGCACCCAGCGCCTCCCACACTGGCACCAGATGATCAACATAATGTCTCTCACTCGCATAAAAATCGATCATATTCCTCATTCCTCATTCCGCATTCACCATTCTGCATTCATCATTGCAAACACCACCGGATACAACTCCGCAAACACCCTCACCTCGAACGCCCACCCAAAAACCAGATACAACACCATCAACGCTGGCATCATCACAACGAACGCACTCCGCAATAATCGCGGCTGCTGGTTCCACCGGCGCACGCAGCACCACATCACAAAACCCAACGCCACCCAGTGCAACCCGCACAGCCACGGGAACTGTGCAAAGAACAAAACGTTCTCCCACGGTCTCAGCCAGAATGCGGCCCCTGGCGCTGATGCAAATATCATCATGAGGCAGATCCGCACCGTCAAAAATAAAAATGCCTGGTAAACAAAAACAGCCATCCACATCCGCCCACTCATGTGTCTCCAGCTATGGAGCATGAACACCAACAGCAGCAAACCCATCGTCTCACGGTTGATCGACCCAAACGCGAACGCCACGCCGTACCCCATCCAATCCCCTCGCGCCATCAATCCAAGCCCCACTGCCACGAACGCTGCAGATGCCAGGTCATACACCTTGCACTCGTAAAAGAACAATGCCATGCAAAAAATCACCCACAGCGCACGCCGCATCAGTTCAACGGACGGACTTGGATAAATAGTCGAGACCATAAAACAATCCGATCGCCGAACAAACCACCAGGGCACTCAGCGCAAACTCTGCCGGCAGACCAATCTTCATCAATACCTGAGCCATCCACGGGATCAACGCCCGAAACACAAACGGCTTCCCCTCCAACCCGAAAACGATCGTCTCCGCCCGTTCGTGGTTCCTCCAAGTCCAATGCCCATACGCCCACGCCACCGCAATCACCAACCCCAACGCCACCAACCTGGAACCTGAAACCTGGAACTTGGAACTCATTTCATCATTCCTCATTCTGCATTTATCCGCGCCAGATTCTTCCGCTTCTGGACCTTCTTCACGCGTCCCCTCAACAGCCGCGCCTGCAGCTGCTCCATCTGTTCAGGTCTTAATCTCAACAGCAGCGCCGAAAGTGCCTCCATCGAGATCTCCCACGGCTTCACATCACCGCAGCCAGGCACATCACACGCCACCGGCATATTCCCCCACAGCGGACCGATCACCAGATCCACCTCCGCCGGCGTCTCTGCCTCCATATCGATGGCATGTCGGTACACCATCAACCGCGGAATATCCCCCCCATCCGTGAAGATCACACCCAGAATATGATTGTTCTTACATCGCCATTGCTTCAAGTCCATAACATTCTCCGTTCATCATTCTGCATTTTGCATTTTGCATTCTGCATTCATTATTTATCCACCCACCATCACACACCCCTTCAACGCCCACTCCGCCTCCAGCAACTGAATCCCATTCTCCTCTTCAAACGCTGAAAGCTGATCGTTGACAGCTGACAGCTTCTTCACAAACGCAAACCCCGCCCGCTGATGTGTCTGCACAAAATACCAATCCGCCAAAAATAAAATAATTTCGCTCAACCGATATTCCTCCTCCGCCACAAATTTCCAAACCACCAGCCACCGCTCCCTCAACCTTGCACCTGGCTCTCCCAACCTGATACCTGGAACTTGGAACCTGACAACTTCTCGACACGGCCACACCACCTCCCCATAAAACAAACTCAGCGCAGACGTGTTGTGACAATGCACCTGCTCCAACCCTCGCGCCGCTCCGGGCACATACCGCCGCATAAATGCCTCCGTCACGGGATGATCGCTCATCACCTTCACCCTCCGCATCCCATCAACCGCGATGTCATTCAACAAAACTTCAATCATAAGATTGCACTCACTTTGGTATTCTGACAACCTCAATATTATTCTCGGGTTTATACAGACTTTGGTAGCCAATGCGATAACGATCCGCCGCATTGTCCCAATAAACAATGATTCCCTTGCGCGACTCCTCATAATATCGTTCGGCTGCTTCAACCATTTTTGCCAACTGTTCAGGGCTACCTGGTTGGGAATTAGATGTTTGAGTGTTCATTCATCATTCATCCTTCTGACTTCATCATTTCCCTCGCCACTTCGCCACACGGTCCTTAGGCTCGATCCACCCCAGCTCCAAAAAGTTCAAAAAATCGATCTCCTCCGGCATGCACAGATGATTCGTGTCTGTCAACAGCGCGATCGCTTTATCGGGGTTCTCAGGCACCTCATGCTTCTTGATCTCGCTCTCCACCCACACCACCTGGTGTTTGACGAAATGACCCTTAGGCAGTGGGCCACGTGGTCGATTGCAGACAATCCAATGACTGAAATCTTTCGGACCAGTTCGGATCACGGCCTGCACGCCCCAATCCGAAGGCGGGATGTTGATGAACAGATCCACCTTGATTCCCACTGCATTCAAAGAGAACCGCTTATACCGATCGCCATCTGCTTCGACCCTGATCACCCCATCCTTACGCATCTCATCCACAAATTTATCCAGCTGTGTGTTGTATGCTCGTGGGATAGGTTTCCCAAATTCTAGCATCGGCCTCTGCACCGGCGTCAGATCTGGAACAACCAGGATCTCAATATCATGCACATCCGGTTTAAATCGGCTCAACCCGCCCTTGATCTCGATCCGCTCACACACCGGTCGCAGTTGCTCCACCAAAGCCTCAGCTACCTTAAAAGCGTCATTGTGTTTCATTCAACACCTAACCAATCGGTCAGTATCCCATTCGATTATCTCAAGATGAAGCTCGTTCTCTCTGTAGGTTCGAATGAGGAAATCAAAAAACGGACGTGGATCAGTAAATCCATCCTTTTGAGATAGTGCTATAACTTCGTCGCTCTCAAGTAGAACTTGGTTTATGCGAACGAAACCAGAATACGAATATATGATGATAGGCGTTACAGCAATGCAAATTGATTCTGCGAATTTCTTTGCTTCCTTCGTCCGTAAACCCGTGTACATATAGATCCAATCACCAGCCTCGGTGGGGTTCTTCCTTGGCTTCCGAATCGTGTGTGGCTTCGTCCTATTCAAGATCGGGAGAACAAACTCTGGTTGAAAGTTATACGCCGGCATCACACACGCACCTTTCCAGTCGCCAGCTCATAAGCCTCGGTCGCCTGGCGGAACAAAGCAGTATCTCCAGTCTCCTTGTTATCAGGATGATATCGACGACCCAGCTTATGGTACGCCTGCCTGATCTCTTCATCATTTGAATTTTCAGCAACGCCCAAAATCTCCCACCACTTCTTCGCATCCGGGTCTGGTAAAGCCGCGAAACCTTTGAATGCGCGGTTGATCAGCGACGGAGATCCATCCCGCTCGATCTGCCTCAATGCATCCAGTGTTCGGCACAATGCCCAAAGGTTATCTTCCACAGTCGTGTAAATATCGCAGGCCAAAGCCATGTCCTGTTTATTACGCTTGAAGAAAATCGCCACACCGCAATCGCTGAGCTGTCTTTGGTTGGACCGTGGGAGCCCATCCAATCTCAATTCGATATTCGATGAGATGATCAAACCGTCGCCACCAAACAAACGCACCTGGTCACCCAGCACACGCCTACCCTCAGCCACAGAATGATCGCCAAACCGTGCCTGTTTTTTCTGATAACCCTGCACACGTGGCCATCCCTCTGGCCAATACAACGGATACGATCTCATAGATTCCATAACTCAAACTCCTTTCATCATTCATCATTCTGCATTCATCATTCATCGCTCATGCGATAACCACGTTCGAATGCCATCAATACCTGAGTCGCAGCGACCGCCATTGCCTGAATTACAGATTCAGGTGGCTGGATATCTTTGATGATTGACTTTTCATCTTCATCAACCAGATCGCCGATCGCCGCAGCCAGTTCCTCTTGAACATCACCTTCCAATTTTTCCAATTCATCGTCCATCTCAAACTCCTTTCAATTCATCATTCTGAATTCATCCTTCACCATTCATCATTCCGATCCGCCTCCTCCCCTCTCCCACCCTCCTCCCCCCCTCGCGTCCCCATCCCAGCGCACGCAAAATAATTGGCGGTTAATTATCGGCCTCCATTTTTGGCGGTTAATTACTCCACCACGAAGTTCGCCATGATATCCTTCGCCGCCTCGACCTGCTTCCGCAGCTCTTCCTCGGATGTCTCCACCTTGATAGACTGCAGCGCCTGCCCCATCCGTAACAAACGGATCACGGTTGGAAACCTCGTTCGGTTTGGCAACGCCTTGATCTCCAACAACAAAGGATCATCCTTCGCCAGATATCCATCCAATCTCAACCGCTCACGTTCATAAGGTAATTTTGGTCTTGCCATCATGCACCTCTACAAGAACCTGATCACAGGTTCACCCTTGTAAGAAAAGTCCCAAACATACCAGGCGAAAGCGATAGCATTATTTGCCTCTGTTCTTGCCTGAAATGGAACGCGCTCACTGTGAACGTACAGCCTGGCAAATGGATACTCCACAAACAACTTCTTTCTGCCTTTCGATTCCAATATATTCAAGCGCAAAAGCAATGCTACTTTCTTCGATGCGTGTGTGAGAGCTTGATGAATGAATTTGTTTGCCTGCTTGAACGGCGGATTGGTCATAATGTTCTCTGCCTTATAAGTGGACCGTAGAAAATCCACCCCCCCTTCGCCATATCCGCGATAAATCAGATCCGTGGATTTGCATCCATATCCATATCGCTCAATGACTTTGCTCATTGCACCGTCACCGCAAGCACATTCCCAAATCTCGCCATCGAATTTCTCTTTCTCCAGAAACTTCACGGTCGCAATTTCAGGCGTCGCATAAAAATCATGCTTGTTTAGATTCTTCCGCGCACCGACCATCATCCTGATCCGATGATTCGCTTTTGAAATCTCTGACAACTCGAATAAGGTATCCATCAATCTCCATTCATCATTCTGCATTCATCATTCGCCATCACTTCTTCATCACACTCAACTTCCACAACCCACGCGCAATCGACAACACCGCATCATCCGGCACCCACGCCTTATGCGAGAACTGCACTGTCAGTGCATCGCGTAAGAGCAATGCACCACCTCCCACCACCAGCACCTTCGCAAAACGACGATGGCTCACACCCCACACCTTCTCGATCTCACCGTTCACCTCGCGTGCCCACACGGGCATGGCTTGCTTCAACTCACCATTCAACCGTCCCGCCCGCAGTTTCGCATCCAGCTCGCCCAGGGAGAACAGACCTTCCCGGTTGATCAGATCCAGTAGCCGGCGCACGCCCAGCGTGTTCCCCTTCGTGAATCTTTCCAATGCCCCACGCTCTTTGACCACCAACAGCTCCACCGTATTGAATCCCACGCTGATCACACCCACCTCATCCAGCAACGCTGACCCTCGCTCACCGATCATCTGCCCACGATGGTCCAACACATAATCGAACAGTGCCCCCACGGGCTGGGATGTCTGCTTCACATCCTCCACTTCCACCTTATGAGTGATTCCATCCGCCTCGAATTCATGCGTGCCCTTCAGCCAGCCCTTCACACCCTTCTGATAATCCTTCGCCCCATCACCCGTCATCATCTGCAGCGGAAGACCCACCATCAAAGACAATGCCTCATCGAACGGACCATGCTCAGCCTGGTACTCCGCCAGAGCTGCATACAACAGCACCCGCATCTCCGGTGCACCCGTCAACCGTTCGAAATCCAGGTTTTCAACCGGTCGCCCGTGCTCATGCGCTCCATCCCCTACATAAAATGAACCAAACTCACCGGTGATCAACATCGGGCGTCTTCGGTTCTTCAACCCGATCACCCCATCCATCAGATGCTCGCGACCATTACTCGCCACCTGGCTCACTAGTTGAAAACCACCGGGCGCACTCCACAACTTCAAAGCGCCCATCCCCATATCGAAACCAAAATTGATAGACATGATATTTGACTCCTTTTCCTTTTTCTAATGATTTCCATTTCTATTCAACTTATCAACCTTCAACTTCATCGCCTGCGTCTGCTCCAACCCCTCCAATGCATTCTGAATCACTCCAGGCTGACCGCTGAAAGCTGACTGCTGATTGCCTTCAGCCTTCCGCATTCTGCCTTCATCATTTATTTTCACCTGCCACCCCCCCTCCTCATCCACCTCATAACCCTCCCCATCCAACCCAAAACGCTTTCGCAGCATCTCCACATTCCACGGCGGCAAAAAATGCGGAGACTGGTTTCCGAATGCCTGTGTCACCATCAACTTCTGCTGTAGCAGCAACAACAGATCATCGTACTGTTCATAATCCGTGATCAAACCATCCGGGTCAAACTTCGTGGACCCTTCACTCAACCCGTGCTTCGCCATGAGCGACACACCGTTCGAGTGATCCAATACGAAATCGACAAATCCTGCATGCACCGTGGGAGCCTCATCCAAAATCCAATCCACCGTCTCCTTCTTCGGGATGTACTTGATCCGCCAGATCGTTCGACGATGCACCAATAAAGCCTTCACCGCCTCCGGATGCATTCCCTTCGCCGCTTCCATCATCCGAACCTCTGGTGTCGCATTGCGGATCGTCTGCACATCTGAATACATATCCGCCCATCGTCTCTGCCCATACAGCCACAGATTCAACAGGAACGCGATCAGCAGCACTACCGCCAGCCCCAGCGGGATCATCGCCAGCTGGCTCCATACGCCTCCACTGATCCACCAGTCATTCCACCACACCACGCACGGAGCGATCAACGCAGCCGGCACCATCCACTTCCAATTCCTAGGTTCATGCTCAAACATCACACACCTCCTTCACGATAACCTTCTTCACCGCCTCTGCATCCGTGCCCTCATACAAAATCTTTCGCACAAATGCACGCGGCTCATCATCATCCAATTCCATCAGCACAAAATAATCACGCGAAAAAATCAAGCTGAAGATCCGCCAATTGAACAGCGACCGGAATCGGATTCGATTTTTTGCAATATCCAAAGGCTCCGCGATCTTCATATCAGCCTCTGGTCACATAAATCTCATGATCAAATCGTCCGCCACATCAAACAGACCTTGCGAGCCATTCATGGGAATCGGCTTGTCGAACTTCTTCACCATCTCCAAACGCCAGGCGAAACGCCCAGGCAGATAATTGCCAAGGGACTTATATACATGTTTCACCTAAGCCCTAGCGCCTCTCCGTCCTCGCGCTTGCATTCAGGACATTCATAACGGCTGCCGTCAGGGTAATCAACCAAATTCTTTTTGCATTGATGCTCACTGCAAAAGAGTTCGTTGTCGTCGTCCGCAGTGTTGTCCATGTATCTTATACACATCTCAAAATACTTGACTTGATCTTTTGCTGCGTTTCCTGCTACCGCATCGTTTTGCATAATCTTTGCATTGTGTAGCGACGCATCTGCAATCTCACGTGTAATGGTGCGTTTATGCCCATCCAGGTCTACCTCCACCATATCCACGTCAAGATACCTTATTGTCATGATTGTCATTTCAGCCTCCTTTCAACTCATCAAATAAACCAATCTGACCAGCCGCCCGCATCTTCCACGCCTCCGGGATTTCACGCGTGTGCGTGCAATCAGGATAATTCGGGCATCCGAGAAATTGATTGCCATCACTCCGGCGCGTCTTCACGATCAACTTACGGGGCGGCTTGCAATTCGGGCAAGGGATGTCGCTTTCGGTGTTGTCTATAAATTTAGCTGACATGTTATATCTCACCTGCACAAGCCCAACAAAACGATGACGATTCTTTATTCATTTCGAGACACCAGCCGCAACGCTTGGTGTATTCATCGGAGAAATCACTCTCCGCCTGTGTCTCATCATCTTCACCTGGCATGTAATCTGGATTATTGATACATTTTGTGCAATAAAAAACAACATCGTCGAGTTCGGCGTTGTAAGACGACTCTGCATCATCAACGCTAACTCGCGTTCCACACTCACCGCAAATCACAGTACCGTAGTTTTCTGATTTCACTTCTTCAAACTCCTTTCAGGTGAGACAGGTATATAAGTCCCATTGCCAAAGGCCAATTCCCGCTTATTGATCTCTCGTGTCAACTCGGTTTTTGTGATATCCACCAATTTCACTACAGCCAGAATTCCGCCCAGTGGCAAATTCTTCATCGAAAAACCGCCAGCCAGCAAAGCGGAACAAAATGGTTCCTGCTCACAATAGGCTTTTTGAACTTCATCGAATCTCTTTGCAGCATGGATCGCCAACAGACCTCGATACTTCGTGGACCAACTGCGGGTCTCATATTGCTTTGCACCAATTGCCACAAGCGTTGCCCATGGTTGCCATAAACTGATCGTCTTCATCTCAACCTCCAACCTGAAACTTGGAACCTGGAACCTGGAACATTTTCCAAATCACCAATCCAACACAGATCCACAACGGGATCGAAAACAAACACCCAAACATCAACCCTCTAAAAAACTCGACTCCTGACTCCTCGCGCCTCGAACCCTCAATCACCCTCAACCTCCCCCCTTCAACCCGAAATTTTGAACTCTTCATCATTCCGCATTCATCATTCCGCATTCTGCATTCTGAATTCATCCCTTCCTCACTTCCTGCCCGCAGCAGCGACAGATCATCACCACACACCGGGCTCCCACCACCCACGTCCGCCCCCGGATCGCATCGAACCAGCGCACACCGCGACATGTCAGACAATACCGCTCCACCTCCAGCACATCCTCCACCCGGAACGCATTCGCAGGCATCCGCACAGCCCACTTCCCTCGCACCAATGCCACCCACTGCGCCACGGCTAGGCTAGTGCCGTCTGACTCCCTTCCCCCGCTCTGGGGGAAGGGCTGGGGATGGGGGTCAAGACCATGCCACTTCATGATCCCTCCTCCTCTTCCATCTTCCTCCGATACTCCTCCATCGCCTGCTTCAACTTATTCCGATACTCCTCCATCGACTGCGGATAATCTTCCTCACTCACCCACACATGCAGGCGTGCTCTACCTTCAGCATCCGCTTGACAATTCTCGCAATCGACCCCATCCACACTCCATCCTCCGCAGAAGTCGCAGACAACAACTTCCATGCGAATTTCACGATCAGAGATCTTCTTTTCCATGAGCATCATCCCCTTATCACCGCAGGTTTTGCATTTCATAATTCACTCCATAGGCGTAGAAGCCCAAAAACAGGGGGTACCCCCCATATATGGATAAATTTGTCTGACAACAGTGAAGATCGATGTTCACTTAGTGAACATCTCACCCCTGAGATCTTCACTATCTGTGCAACCCTGCACAATAAAACACAAATAAATAAATACTTAAGAAAATAGATGTTCACTTTGCTTCACTTTCGCGTGTCTATCCGCAAAAAATGACCCAAAAAGCCATCCTGAGCGGAGCGGAGCGCAGTCGAAGGACCACGGTGAACGTCGGTGAAGATCTTTTCGGGGGTTATTCACCCCGAAAAAAATATTTTTCTCAGTAGAAAACTGCCAAAAGATGTTCACCGATCTTCACTCCCTTCCTTGAATTCTGTGTTTTTCCACTCCTCGCGTTGCTTTTTCAGCCCTGGCGAACCCTTTTCCCAGTTGATTTCTACAGATTGCACACGGTTCACACTGCCCCTCTCCTTCCACTCCACCGCCCAACGTTCACATAACCCCCGCACGCGCTCTTCCTCCATCGCCATATTCACATAATTCGTCCCCTTATATTCAGCGATGCCATCCGTGCTGCGGATCGTCCGCAGATTCAAATATGTCCGCATCGTGTGAGCCAGCTTGCGACTCTTCGCCTTGAAACTCTTCACCTTGCCATCCTGATCAGGCTCCTCCTCTGCCTCCCCCATCTGGCGGTTCTGTTCATCCACGATCTGGTTCGTCGCCGCACTGATATCCTTCAAATAGATACGGCTCTCATCCTCCGGGCGGTCGCTCACCGGTCCCCATGCCCACGCCAGCATAATTCCCTCCAGCACCCGCGCAGTGAATGTCGCATATCGTTCCCCCTTTCGTTCCTCTGTCACATTCTTCAGGTACTCCCGCACCAGGTCCCGTCCTTCTTCACTCTTCATCACCGTCAATAGGCTCACCGTAACCTGTGCAGTCCGCGAATCCATTGCCCGATCGATCGCACCCAGATCCACCTGTTGATCCTTCTGGATGTTGTTCATCATGTACGTGAACAACGCATTCCGAATACCCAGGCACTCGCGTTCATAAGCCTCCACTGGGGGCAGGTCCAGCGGTATCCGTGGATGCGGCAGGATTGGCATCATCTCCTTCGTCAAACAACGTGAAGATGTTGCCGGGTCCTGGAATTCCTTCCGCATTCCGATGATCTTCGGACCAAACACATCGAACGCCGCCGCATCGAAGTTCCCCAGTGCATCCTTCTCCGATCGCAATATCGCTTGCCCCTTCTCGTTCCCACCGTTCAGGATCTTAGCGATCATCGAAGCCTCATCTGAGTTATTAAAATCAGCCTCATCCAGCACGAGCGTGCTATTCGTGAACAGGTCCAGGATGCGGAACAACGAAGACGCGGAGCTGCCTGCATTCGTCATGATCGGTTGGTAACAGATCGGCCCGATCGTCTTCAGCAGCCGGCTCTTGCCAGTTCCATAATCCCCCAGGCACCGCAGATAAGGCACCGTGCGGAACTGCCTGGCCAGGTAGGTGAACAGCGGATAGATCATGCACAATTGCTCGAACGTCTGGTCCGCCCCGAAATCGAAATACCGCGCATTATGTGCCTTGATCGAAAACAACAAAGCCTTCTCATCCACCAGATCCCCCAGCTGCGAAGGTAGCAAAATCACCCTCTTGCGGATGATGTTATTCGATGGCATCGGGATATACTTCCGCTCCTGGATCTTCACTCGCTCCATGCGATCTTCCACATGCCCATCCGGGAACCGTACCGCCATGTATGTTCGATCCTCATCCTGGTCATACTCCAACCCGATGAAATACTCCGAGACCCATCCGCCCGTTGTGAAGATCGGCTCATCGCTCTCTTCATCCTCACCCCGCTTCTTATGACCGTTCAAATTCTTCAAACGTTCGGTCCACTGTGTGCTCTTGATGTCCGCCTTCTGACACAGCACATCCTTGAACGCGATTCGATCATCCGGGCTCAGCTGCCCCACCCCATTCTTAAAGAAATCCGTCAACGCTTCCGACTTCGCGTTCAAATTGCGGATCTCCCCGATCTCTTCCGCCCAATACAATATGAATGGTTTCGCAGACTTCAGCCACGCATCTACCTCACGCGCTTGTTCCTTCGGATCGACTCCCCCCTCGACCCATGCCTGCAATTGGGCATTCGCATCCTTGATGGATCTACCCTTCGACATGGCTCGCCTCTTCCATACCCTCAACCTCATCGCTGATAGCTGACGGCTGATCGCCCTCATTCTGCATTCTGCCTTCTGACTTCATCCTCACGATCTGCACTTTCGGACCCAGCAACTTCGCAGCCAATCTCACCGCTTTCTGCCCTGCCTCATCATCATCCAATTGCAAATACACCGCTGGATGCTTATTGATCGCCCCGGCCAGCTTCCGCATCCGCTCAGCCTCTTCCGAAGCCAGCTGCGAGATGTCTCCCAGCAGTCCACAGAACGCCATGCTCCCAAACCCCCACTGCCCCCACGTGTTCGCATCTCCGGGCCCTTCCACGCATACCAACGCCTGATCAACCCGATGGACATGATTCCAATACGCCTGTTTCGGGCCCGCCAGCAGCTTATACGGGTTGAAGCTCTTCCAATCCCGTGTCTTCCCCTCCGATTCACGAAGTGCACCTTTGGTGTGAATCTTATCGAAGCCTGGCAGGTTCCGCCTGCTCAAATACTTCACCCCTCCATGATATTGATGGGCATAGATCAACCCGGGCACATCCATCAAACCGTGGATTCGCCCCTTGCGAATCCATTCCTCATCGAACTCTTCATGATTGCGCACACCATTCTTCACCGCCCATTCTCCCACGTCCCCTTCGAACCCCAGCACTGCCACAGCTGCAGGTGATAACAGATCAATCCCATATAGCGAGAATTCGCCCTTCATATCCTTATACTGATCAGCAGTTTTGCGCCCTGAAAACCCAGTCAGCGAAGCCTTGATCGTCTCATCCGTCCACCCTCTCCCTCTCGCATATTTCAAAGCCTCTTCATCACTCTGCATTCCGCCTTCTTCGTTCTGACTTCCGATCAGCCACCGCTGAAACACATTCGCGGCCACACTGAAAGCATCAGCAGTAGCACGATTGCGACGAACTTCACTCTCATTCACCTGTGTAAACCGTGGGATCTCAATATGCGCCCGCCTCGCCAGGATTTCAAGCGCCTGGTTGAACTCACAGCCTTTTTCCTTCATGACCCAGGCGAACACATCCCCATTCCAGTTCTGCGAATACCAAAACGCACGTCCCATATCAGTCCGCACCTTCAACGAATCATGCTTCGTCCCGGTCCGCAGCCTGCCATGCCCGCGCAAATGGATGCCACTCTCCACCAACACATCCTCAATCGGATTTGCATCACGTACTTCCTCAACGAAGTCCTCAAAAGTTTTCGCCATGAGCCTCTACCCGTTTTCTCTAAGAATTTCCTACAATTTTCCTAACTATGCGAGCCTGCCCGCCACGCAGGGCCACCGCCACAGACGCCACGATCCCCGAAGACCCCCGCCCCCCCTGCCCCTTCCACCTTATGCGACAATAAATACGTACCTTACACCCCAATCTAACCGCCACAAATAACCACCATCACACCCTATCTGTCGCATAATGCATACTATGTGACACCCCCAACCTTTTTCCACGCTCGCCCCGCCCACGCCCCACTACGCATATGAATAAGGTGAACAAAGCGATTCTTTCTACTACTGATAAAACAAATGACTCACCGCCACGCTGACTGGGCAAGCGCAGTGGATAATGACTTGGTATTCTCAATTGGTAATTCTTGACCGCCGATTTGAAAACGTATCCATGCAGCGATCAATGAGCATCTGCATAACAGGGGGTGTGACTGCATTCCCGTATTGCTTGACCTTCTCTCGTTTGGTGCCAAGCACAACGTATGTTTTAGGGAATGCCATTCCCTTACCTATCTCATGCGGGTGCAGCATACGGAAGTACAGATCTTCAACACTGAGGCTATCCAGTGCCTGGACCAGGGCTGCGCGATCCACGCCGGTCACGGTGTGAACAGGATCTCCCATTCCACTCGCCTGAGTTGTCCCGTAGTAATAGGATAGGAATGAGCCAGCGGAGAGTAATGCATGATGGGCTCCGGTCGAAGTGACGCACATCAATGCTTCGTCAAGACGCCCTGCCTTCGATGTGCCATGCAGCTCTGCGATGAAGCCTGGATTGATCAATCCAAATGATTTCTGAAGTTCCAAGGGAAGTGTCAGAACGGATTGATTACCGCTGGTTGTTAGTGTGCCGGCAGCTTCATCCAATCCGCTTGACATAAATTGCGGCTGTGCTCCACCTCCATAATTCTTAGTGAGAAAGCCAGCTACAATGCCCAATGTCTGCGCAGTGGTTTGGGTCGCCATTGGTTCAGATGAACTGTTGACGTATTTTCCATTGGCCTGAGAATGCGCAGTGTCAACCATCCAGGGTAAAACCACGGCATGGCTTGCATGACCTGGTTGAGTCGGTAGAGGTTCACCATAGGCATCCTTCACACGACATTCAAGCCCGCTGGTGTATCGACCTGTGACCACCATCACCTGCCTGCCATATTGCTCCAACCCATATTGGATGCGTGCAAGTGTTTTCGGTTTGAGCGGGTTTTTGCGATCGCCGATGCGCTCTGCTTCGATGGTCCAATCAATCGCATTGAAGGCTGCGAAATAATAGGGAGTCACTTGTTCGTGGCACCCTGGACAGCGATAAAAGTATTGAGCTTTGTACCTTCCCCATTTCGCTCTGCGCTTCCATGTTTGAATCGCTTCTACATCGCGATCACATTTCATACAGTGAGCTAGTGGGCGGAATTCGAGATCTGGTTTGCGGTTGCCTTTCTTCCAAAAGACCGTATAAAGCCGGTCGCGGCTTTGTGGAGTTGGGAATGCAAACATAGAGTTGAAATAAACCACCTCATGCTCATATCCCAATGCATGCATGGCGCTCAGCCAGGCATCCCACATGCACCACTTGGCAGCATCCACAACGTTCTCAACTATGATGATGTTGTAGTCGTGATATTCTGCAAAGCGCGGAACGTCCCACATGGTGGCACGGCTGCGCTCCTCTGATGGGTCAATCAAAACATTTCCAAACAAGTCATTTGCATAAAAGCGACGCGGCTTGCCCTTCGCCAGGGAATGATTGGTGCATTCAGGGCTGGTGATGAGAATGTCGGTGGAAGGATATCGACGTGGATTGACTGCTGAAATATCTGTGCAATCATGATCAACTTTTGGGAAATTGGTGTTGTGCGTCTCAATGGCCAGCTTCCAATGGTTCATAGCCAGGCGAATTTCAGCGCCGGCCAGAGCTGCACCGATCGAACTTCCACCGGCACCACAGAATTGATCTGTGAGCGTGATGAAGGATTTCTTCCTTGGCATCACATCACCCCTTCCACAGCGGATGTGAGCTCGTGCAGCGAAGATCTCAAATAGCGGACAGTGGTATCGACAGATTCATGCCCCAGTAACTGGGAGATGGTTGCGATCGGAGTGCCATTTCCTTCGAGCCGCTTAGCAAAGGTGTAGCGTAGCCAGTGCGGAGTAAGATCCGGGACGCGGATCTGTGCCCCGAGTGCGGAGACGCTTCGCTGCAGGGTCCGCACCGTGACGGGATTAAGTTTCAGATCCAGATAGGTCGCCAGTGCTTTGCGGGCGATCAGGTTCAAAGGGACGGTGCGTTCCTTACTCCCCTTCCCATTGCGGACCAGGACAAATCCACTGCGTTCATTGATGGTGATATCGTCTGCATAGACCATGGAGCACTCTTCGACGCGCAGACCGTGCAGCATGAGCATCACGGATGCCCAATCGCGGACCGAGTTCTGATATTCAAAGGCAGTGACCGCCCGCTTTGTGTTTTGCTCCAAAGCATGCACCAGGCGATGATATTCATCGTCCGTAAGGGATCGATGCTGAGTGGAACCGCGGACCTGTCCCTGTTGTTCCACGCCATCGAGCAGGGATGGATCGCCGATCCATGTGCATAGGATGCCAAACGCCCACAGACGTGAATTCCATGTGGCTGCTTTGACCTTCTCTTGTTTGAGTGACCATTCACGATATAGATGGAAATCGTAATTCGTGAGCAGGGACGGTTCGAACGCCTGGTTGAACTTGGCTTCATACCACAGGGAGAAAACCCGCACGTGTTGCGCCGCGAGCGCAACACTCTTTTTCCCTAGTCGTAGAGAATGGAGATGTTCACCAAGTTCACTATGCCAGGCAGGTGAAACAGTAAGAGGCTGGAGTTGGGTATCCGTTTGCATAATGTTATTACCACCCGCGTTGGGCTTGTTTTTCTGCTTTTTTGAGTTTGTCTTCCGCGTCATATAGATCGCTTTGAAGACGGGATCGTTCATCTTCTGCGCGTCGGTCAGCATCAGCCGCCTGGCGTCTCAGTTCCTCAGCTCTGTGTGACCAGCGATTTTCGATGGATGAAATGGTTTCATCAGCATCATAAAGGCGCTCTTCAAAGTAGCTCCGTTCATCACGGAGAAGAACGAAGGCTTTCAAAAAGTGGATGGCCACCGGGTCGCTTTTGATCGCATCGAAAAGGTATTGCTGTTCCGCTTTTTGTTTCTCTTCGCGTAACTTGTGTTGACGCCCTGATTCAATTGCCTGGTCCTCCCGTTCTTTCTCTTCCTGCTCCCTCTGCTCATATAGCTTGAGTCTGTTGGCTTGCAGCTCAGCCCACCGTCGCATATCTGCATCAAATTCCCTATTGTGTTTTTCAGCTTGGTAAAGCACATAAGCAAAGTCGTCTTCCCAATTCGTATCTCTGAATGAAAATTCAGGTTTGCTGTCTTCGCTATATTCGTTGTAATGCGAATAAGATGTTTTCCACGCCTTCTTATGGTCCGAATACATGATGGGAGCCAGCCCGGGGACATCGAATCGCAAATAAATGTTACTCAGATTGTCCCAGCCGCGAGCGATGCGTTCATAGTCAACGTCATCATCGATCTGCAAATACTGCATCATCCATGTTGGGATCTCGGAACAGGCAGTCTGCAACCGCTCATTAAAAACCACCTTGCCCTTTTCGATAGAATCATTCTTTTCGCGTTGATCTTTTTCCTGTTTCGCCTGTTGTTCTTTTTGGATAATGGATTTCTTCTCTTCAATAATTGCTGCGACATTCGCAGGTATGGTGTTGGTTTGAGAATTCATTGTTAATGACCTTTCTTCTTTTGTTTTTCCGCTTCCTCCAGAATGTGGAGCGCGTCAGCGGTCAAGGTTGGATGTTCGGGGTGGCGTTCTTTGATCGCCACTCGTTTGAGATAGGCATCGATCACGCTGAACCTGCTAAACTTATTTGGATCTCTGGGGCGGTTGGTGAAGTCTGGTTCAGCGGATCGATCTTGATGATCATGATTGCCCGTTTCCATAATCGGTGGGCATGCGCCGGTTCATGTATTGATTGAGGATCTCACTGGGCGCTGAACTATTGATGATGGCTAGAAATTCATTTGCTAATTTGGTGCCGGTAACATCGTTCATGGTTCCGCCGCAGACAGGGCATTGGAATCCGATGAGATTCTTAGCGGGGAACATGCGATCACATTGCGGACAACGGCAGACAGTTTTATTCATTTGAGACACTCCAAGGTTTTATAAATATGATGTAAAATTGGAAGTGAGATCCCTCCAAGGTTTCTCACTGTCCACCGGCTTTAACGAGCCGGTGGACTTTTGATTTATTAGGCGCAGCCTATCTCACGACCGTCCACGCTTGTTCCCATAAAGGGGGAGAAAACTGCCGGCAGTTGTCACACCTGCACTTGCGCGCAGGTGCAAGTGTCATTCGAGTTGTCTCTAAAGGTGGTCTCACCCACTGCCTGCCGGCGCACAGAAGGCGGTTTATAAAAACGGGTCTACCCGTTTTTCTCTATTTGGGAGCGACGCCACTCTTATGGTCTGAGTGGAACCAATTCTCTCCGCTCGTCGCTCCCGGTAATAAGGTTTTCAAGGTTCTGATTGTCAACAGCCAATTGCTGACTGCTGATGGCTAGTTGCTGCTCTTCATGCTCTGCGATGGCTTTCAAAAGGATTTCGTTCAGGAGCTCCATCGCCATCTGCCATTCAGCGCGTTTTTCGTCTGGAAGTGGGACGAATGCAATTTCGAATTCGTAGTCATTTCCGGTTGTTTTTTGCGATGTCGCCGATATCTTTGATTTTGTTGATCGCATCTACGATGTGCATGACTTCGACTGCCATCTTCGCCGCAAGCATCGAAAGGGTTTGGGGCCCAGGGTTTTTTATTAGTTCGCCGATATCATCTCGAAGTGCAGAAGAGGCGTTGACGATGCGAGTGCATTCATAATGGAACTCGTATCCGCCGATCTGCTTTTGAGTCATCCGAGTATGTCCTTTGCGATTTTGTGAGCTTGTTCATCATCTCGGGCAGCTCGTATCCATGATCCGATGATCATGGGCATGCCTGAGCCACAGAAAAGGATCAGGACCGCGAGCATGTTCATCCAGCCGATCATGAATCCGCTGGTGATGAGTGTGACGAGTGTTCCGATGGCAACCTGCTCAGCGGATCTGCGGCTGGCGAGCCATGGCCATCTTTCGATACCCCAGTTGTAGAGTACACCGAAGAGCGTGAGCGCCAGATATGCCGCCGCCAATTTTGCTCCGAATAACGTCCCATTTGATTCCATTTGTTGATTTTCTCCATTGGCGACTGTATGATGAAAATGAAGCAATCGCCATTGCTTTTACCCAAGCCCACCACAGCCATCCGAGCCAAGAAGGATGGCTGTGCGTGAGGTGGGTGCTTTATTTATTCAGCCTTTGGCAAGTTCTTGCACTTGATCCGCCACACCACACCTTCATCACCCCATACATGCGGACTTTTCACTGCCAGCATTCTCAAAGCAAACACAAACCGCCGATCACTGACCGGATAGACACTCAACAGGTCTTCCAAAAAGTCAGTCTTCGGCGGCTTGCCTTCATTTGCCCAGTTGTACACAGTGGCATGGCTGAGCGTTGTATCGCCCGCCTTGGACAAGCTCTCTGCCAGGTGTTCAGCGAATTCACGATAATTCATGCGCAGGTCTTTCATGGTCTGCGTTGCGATCTCCTTAATTTGTTCGCTCATTCTGTTATCCTTTGACATGACGTAAGATATCAAATATTGGTTACTATATGAATTTTGGTCAACTATTGACCATTGTACAACCAATTGACCAAATTTGTCAAGTAGTTGTACAAAGGGAAATAGACTTGCTAGAATCAACAATCATGCCCCGCCACCCCTTCAGTATCCTTCTCGAAAGAAAATTCCTGGAATGGCAAATCAAAATTGGAGAACGAAAATCTCAGGCGGCGCTCGCCAAACTCATCGGTGTTAGCCGCACATCTCTCACCATGTGGATGAACGGAACACATTTTCCCGATAAGGAAAGCGTTGATAAACTAGCCGATTTTTTTGGAATGGATATCTATGACGCTCTCGATATGCCCCGCCCCAACCCCTACTTGCAAAAAATAAATCAATTATTTGAACGCCTATCACCCGAACACCAACAGAAACTTGCCGAAGATGCCGAACGATATGAGACCAACAGCCGACACGCTCGCAAATCATCTAAAGAACGAAAGACTCAACCGCGTGAATAGAGCCTGGAAGTACCTGAAGCCACATCAGCAGATGTGGCTCTTTACTCGCGCTGTTTGGTGGTCATTGCCAACGATCATTGAAATCCTGGCATGGCACCGCAGCCGCTTCTTTGGCCGTCTCGCTTATAGGACCTATAAAGACGCACACTGGCTATGACATGGAAAGCCCTAAACTGAATGCTGGCCAAAAGATAGTAATATTCGGACAATCAATCAGTGCATTTGGATGTCTGCTAACAATCCTTGTGCCTGTTTGTTTAATTGGCATGTGTCTGGTCATCGGTTTATTTGCGGAAGAACCAACGCTCATAACCGCCGATGATTACGTCAACGAATATGGTGGGAGTGTGGAGCTGTATGGTTACATCCTCACATTGAATGATTGTTCACTATTGCAAGAACAATTCGATCTTGCGAGTGCAAACAATGAAAGAGAAACACCAGGCACATCAGCCTTCAAAATGACAATGGGATATATGAAGGCCGCAGATGATCGCATGAAGGCAATGGGATGCTACGAAGGATCGCAATCTCCAAGTAGAGCCGTGGTTGAATCGGTGAATAGCCCCATCCCTCAGCTGAGCAATTCCCCTGTGCCAACCGAGCTGCCCGCCAGTTCAATCGACGCTACAATCACCCCGTTCGTTCTACCAACCTTAACAAAACCTGCCGGTGCCGTGATCTACATCTCCCCCACTCCGATCAACACTATCGTCTTTATTATGCCAACACGAGCCCCCACGCGCATAGGTGAAGCTCCACCACCTGTTCAAAGTGTCAATTGCTCCTGTCAATTCGATACTTTAAACTGCGAAAATTTCTCCGACTGGTACGATGCACAGTCTTGCATGGATAAATGCGTCAGCATGGGCAAGGGTGATATCTATAGGCTTGATCATGACAACGATGGCATCGCCTGCGAAAACAACTAATCTACATTCTGCATTCATCATTTTTCATTCTCCAAATGAACCTGCTCCCTCCCCCATCCACCCTCCCCCCTGGCTCGATCGTCGATTCCTATCGCCGCGATAGTGGCGGACCTAAACAGGATAAGTCCACCGAACAGCAGCTGAGGATCATCGAAGAGTTTTGCCAGAAACACGGGCTGGTCCACCGCCACCGGTTCATCGACCAGGCAGAGACTGGCGGCTCCACTGAAAAGCGGGATGACTTCGAGCGCATGATCTCCATGTACCATATCCCCACACAGCGACCACACGGATTGATTCTCTGGTCATATGCCCGCTTCGCACGCGAGATCGAAAACTCCATCTATTACAAAGCCTTCATCCGCACCAACAAGATCATCATCCACTCCCTCATCGACGATATCCCCGAAGGCGATTATGGTCGCATCGTCGAATTTTTCATCGACATGAGCAACGAAGAAAAACGCAAACAGGCATCCAAGGAATCCCGTCGCGGCTTGCGTGACCTGGTGCTCAATCACAAATGTGTGCCCGGCTTACCTCCACGCGGATTCAAACGTGTCCCGGTGGATCTCGGCAAACGTCCCGATGGTTCCGACCATATCGCTCACCGTTGGGTACCCAATCCACAACTCAAAGTGAAGGTCCGCAAAGCCTTCAACATGAAAGCTGCCGGCATGTCCCTGCGCGAGATCCACAAAACCACACGCCTTTACAGCTCCATCAACTCCTATGAAACTTTCTTTCGCAACAAACTCTATATCGGCATCCTGGAGTTTGGTGAACTCGTAGTCGATCAATATTGCCCGCCCATCGTCGATATGCAGACCTGGAACCGCGTCCAGAAACGCATCACCGATCGTTCCCAGCAACAATTCCCCAACCATCACCCACGTCGCACAAACTCTGTGTACCTGCTCAGCGGGCTCGTCAAATGTGGCAAGTGTGGATCTCCCCTCAACGGTAACACCGTCAGCAACGCGAACAACAATCGCCACGATCAAGCCTATCGCTGCTCACGTGCCAAGCGCCGGCTGGATTGCGACGCGGGACGCATCCCACGTCAAAGGCTCGAACAGGCGGTCATCTCCACCCTCGTCCAATACGTGCTCATCCCCGAATCCATCCTGGCGCACCAGGAGATTGCTATCCAGAACCAATCTCAGGGAGAAACCGTCCGATCTTCCCGACGAAACGAGTTGAGCCAGGAGAGTGCGGAGCTCTCCCGCCAGATCGCCAATATCGCCAAAGCCATTGCGGATGTGGGCCACTCGGAAACTTTGCTGGAATCGCTGAAGCAAAAGGAATCGCAGCGGGCCCAGGTCCGGACCGAGATCGAACAGCTCTCCATCCCCATCCAGAAGATCCGGAATCTTTCTCAGGAACAAATTGAATCAGCTTCGAAGGAAATTATCCACCACCTCAACCACTCCCCGCCTGAACAACTGCGACAGATCCTGCGCGGCATCTTTCACGAAATCACCGCCACCCGCGAAGGAAACGGCGTCAAAGGGATGATAAAATACTTCTACCCTTTTGACCCCGCCCCCACGTTGCCTATAGAACCACACTCCGTGGGGGCACCTCTCTATAGGAAACTCTTCAGCCTACCGTTTGAATCAAAGACCCGCTCCTGAGAGCGGGTCTTTGGTATTGCTATGCAAAGTCAGGGATACCCCATTTGTAGTGGAGCCATTTGGTAAGAGCCAACAAATCCGCTGATGCAATTTTTGTATTGAAGGCAATGATCTCAAATATGAAACCGGAAAAGAACTGGACGTTGGATGGATCTGCGCCTACTGCACTTGCAGAGCCAGCATCGAATGCGGTTGTCGTAGTTCCTTTTTTCCGCATCTTGCCATTGAGGATATACCAATCCGAATTGGATGAACCCCATACTCCGATAAGTTGCGGTGCAGGGGATACAGTGCCACAGTTGATTTGTCCTCCCCGATACAATCCCCAGTTGATGTTAGCGGTTGCAATTGGAGCAAATATCCCCTGCTGTTTATATTTCAAAACGCACGAGTATGCTGATGTGATTGCAAAGGGGGCAACAACACAAATGATTGTATGAGTGGTGGCAATGTCGAGATTTGTTCCCAAATCCAGATGATCGCTCACGCCATCAAACTGCCAACCCCTGCGACCATTTGCCGCATTGAGTCTCAGCAGCGGCTTATCTCCTGCCGTGCCTTGTGTAGCATCGTTGTTGGAAGCAGACCAATCATCAAGAGTTCCAATTGCATCATCTTCTGCACCAGTCTGCTGATCCGCGTCGTACCACAGGACACATCCTGTTATTGTGGTCGGATCAATCTCGGTTGGTGCGCCTCCTCCACCAGGTGCTACCCATTCCACACCACCTACACCGTCAGGAGCCAATACCTTGGATGTGTCCGTTTCGGCTGTTGTCAAGTCCTCCGCAACACCACTGCCGCCAGATATTGGAGTGCCATCGGCTCTCTGATAAAATACTACTTTCCAGTTGCCTGAACCTAATGAGATTGCCTCAAATCCATCTCCAGCTGCTGTTGTAATATTGGCTCCACCTGGCAGAATCAACGACGTTGCATTGTGCGTCAATGTCAATGCTCCTGCGAAATACCCTATCCTCCGAATGCCCGCCACAATTGTATCGAATGCCGTAATCGTTGTTGTGCCTGTAATGCGGACTAACAAACTAGCTGCTGCTCCAATATTAGTTGTTGCTCCACTCGCCACATCCACAGCGGCTCCGAATAACCCAGCTGGGGTAACAGCCTTTGTATTGTTCGTTCCTGTGCCTGATTCAGCTACTGTGGCCAGAGGGGTAGCGGCTCCACCCGTCTGAACCCATGTTATCGGACTGTCATCAGTCATCATCCAAATTGAATTATCGCTGAGTTGCCTGGCTTCTTTTCCAACATCATCAGCGGTGAATCCTGTCGCTGCTAGTCTCGCAGTTGCATCAGCATATTCCCAGTTATAGGCAATATGGATGTCTCCAATAGGTATATCTTTATGTGCTCCTGTGAAAGTCATTTACGCCTCCAGCTCCTTCAAAACATATACAGCCTCCCCACCAGCTGAGACAAAAGAAATGGATCCATCCCCATTCACCACATAAACAAGCTGAC